GCCTTGGGGGAAGGGCCTTCGTGGACGATGGTGTCAGAAGAAATTTTTATTTTTTATTGCAATCAGCCACCCCAACAAGAATCATGGTTATCTGTATATACAATGTATATACAAAAGCTGAGAATGTGTACACGTACACCTTGATGTGTACACTCAATCGACTTAAGGAGATCTACCATGTGGACAACACCAGCAGCAACAGAAATGCGTTTTGGCTTTGAAGTGACAATGTACGTGATGAACAAGTAACATATAAGTTACTATGTTCGTAATGTAAAATAGTTGCGACTTTTATTCAAAGTCGTACAATAAAGTCGGGGCGGTTAAGCCGACACTAGAGGATGTAGTAAGTAACGAGTTTTTCGGCTTTCTGCGTTACATGTACTAACTACCCAATCTACGCCCTTGACACCACGCATGTAAACAAATACTATGCGCTAATGACATTCCTATCGATACCTTTTACGCCACGCGAGGTAAAAGCCACCGAATCGCGTTTACAGAAAATATACGACGCAGCCAAGCTGGGTCTGAAGAATGACTCTTTGGCCCTCGCTGCGGGCATGTTGCCGTCCGAGTACCGGCAACTGTGCCAGCTAGACCCCGTAGCGGAGATGGCGGCGCAGAAAGGTAAAGCAGACGGTGAGTTAGAGATGGCTAAGGTGCTGATCGCCTCAGCTAAAGAAGGCGACGCTAAGTCGGCGCTGGCTGTGTTGCAGCATGCACACGCATGGACAGCCAAGACTGAGATCAGTGTGGATGTGTACCAAAAGATAAGTATCACTCAGGCGCTACAAGAAGCGCAATCACGTATCATTGAAGGCACCGTCGTAGACAACCAATAATGCAACTACCTATATATAGCTCGGACGAAGAACAACTCCTCATGTCACGGCTGTGGGATCCGCGTGTTGCGGACGACCCTGAAGCGTTCGTGCTGTTCGCGTTCCCGTGGGGCCAAGCCAACACGCCACTAGCTAAGTTCAAAGGGCCACGTCAGTGGCAGCGCGAGGTGCTACGCACAATCGGTAAGCACATCAAGGACAACCGTGGGCAGGTCGACATGTCGACACTGCGAGAGGCGGTCAGTAGCGGACGGGGTATCGGGAAGTCGGCCCTCGTTAGCTGGCTCATAATGTGGATGTTGACAACGAGGATAGGCTCAAGTGTTGTCGTCAGCGCCAACAGTGAGAACCAACTGCGGTCAGTCACCTGGGGTGAGCTGACTAAGTGGCAGGCCATGATAATAAACTCACACTGGTGGGAGATCAGCGCGACCAAGCTGGTGCCAGCGAAATGGGTGTGCGAGCTAGTCGAGCGTGACTTGAAAAAGGGTACGCGGTACTGGGCGGCAGAGGGCAAGCTGTGGAGTGAGGAGAACCCTGACAGTTACGCCGGTGTCCACAACCACGATGGCATGATGTTGATATTTGACGAGGCCAGTGGTATACCTGACACGATATGGTCAGTGGGTGCGGGCTTCTTTACAGAGAACATACTAGACCGGTATTGGTTCGCGTTCAGCAACCCGCGTCGCAACCAAGGCTACTTCTTTGAGTGCTTTAACTCTAAACGGGACTTTTGGCATGGCAGACAAATTGACGCGAGGCAGGTCGAGGACACGGATAAAGCGGTATATGAACAGATTATTGCCGAGTATGGTGAGGACAGTAGCCAGGCGCGGGTCGAGGTTTACGGTGAGTTTCCATCGTCAGGCGAAGACCAGTTTATCAGCCCGACACTCGTTGAGGATGCGTTCAAACGTGAGAGATATAAGGATACGTCTGCGCCTATCGTTATCGGGGTGGATCCAGCACGCGGGGGCGCAGACAGCACGGTCATCGTTGTCCGTCAAGGGCGGGATATCGTTGCTATTAAGCGCTATCAGGGCGAGGACACTATGACTGTCGTTGGTCGGGTAATCGAGGCCATAGAAGAATACAAACCAGTGATGACCGTCATCGACGAGGGCGGGCTGGGGTATGGCATATTGGACAGGCTAACCGAGCAGCGGTACAAGGTGCGCGGTGTGAACTTCGGGTCACGGGCTAAGAACTCGATAATGTGGGGCAACAAGCGGGCCGAGATGTGGGGCGCGATGCGGGAGTGGCTACGCAGCGCCAGCATACCGGAGGATAGGAAACTAAAGTCTGACTTGACAGGCCCGATGAAAAAGCCTAACAGCAGCGGGACAATATTCTTAGAAGGCAAAAAAGAGATGAAGGCCAGGGGCATGGCAAGTCCGGACGCAGCCGACGCGTTATGCGTGACATTTGCGTTCCCTGTAGCCCATCGTGAATATGTTGACAAAGCTCCGCGTAAGTCGTATGCTACTAGTAGCGGAGCATCCAGCTCTTGGATGGGGAGTTAGCTATGCCATTAAAAAAATCACCTAGTAAAGAGGCCTTTCGTGCTAATGTTAAGGCTGAAATAGATGCTGGTAAAAAGCCAGCGCAAGCTGTGGCCATCGCCTACAGTGTAAAACGTGAATCAACTAAAAAAGGCAAAAAATGAAATTAAAACCTTTCGGTGAACGAATTGTAGTAAAGAAGAACTAACAACGGCCAGTGGCATTGTACTGGCCAAGCAAGCTGAGAAGAAGTTTGAAGGTGTGATTGTTGCAGCAGGCCAAGGTGCCATATTAGATAATGGTACGGTCAGAGCGATGACAGTTAAAGTAGGTGACACAATACTGTTCGGTGAGTATTCAGGACAGAAGTTTAAATACGAAGACGAAGACTATCTTCTTATGAACGAAAAAGACGTGATCGGAATATTAAATGAATGATGACATGACCACCGTTGGGGTTGTCGCAGAAGGCGCTAATAAGCCTAACGACAAAAAAGACATGCTTGCAACGATGCGAAGCCGCTTTACTATGGCGGTTTCTGCGTATTCAGAGAGCCGTGAAGACGAGCTTGATGACTTACGTTTTGAGGCAGGCTCCCCCGACAATCAGTGGCAATGGCCTGCGGACGTACTGGCTACCCGTGGCTCAGTTCAAGGTCAAACCATCAACGCACGACCATGCTTAACAATCAATAAGTTACCGCAACATGTTCATCAAGTTACTAATGAACAACGCCAAAATCGACCTTCGGTGAAGGTAATCCCTGTGGATGATAACGCTGACGTAGAGGTCGCGGAGATATTTGAGGGTGTAATTAGGCATATCGAGTATATTTCAGATGCAGATGTCGCATACGACACAGCATGTGAAAACCAAGTCACCTATGGTGAAGGCTACATCCGTGTACTCACTAAATATTGCGACGACAATTCATTTGACCAAGACCTATACATTGGCCGCATCCGCAATTCCTTTAGCGTTTATATGGATCCTACAATACAAGACCCATGCGGCAGCGATGCCGAGTGGTGTTTTGTCACAGAAGACATGACAAAGGCAGAATACGAGCGTCAGTTCCCTGATGCCGCGCCAATTTCGTCCATGATGCAGCAAGGTGTGGGTGATTCCTCACTAAGTCAGTGGTTAACTGAGAACACAGTGCGTATTGCCGAGTATTTTTACTACGAGCATACGCCAACCAAGCTAAATCTCTACCAAGGCAACATGAGCGCCGTAGAAGGCAGCCGTGAAGACAAAGAATTAAAGGCTTTAGGCTTAAAACCGCTTAAATCACGCATGGCAGACGTTAAAAAAGTCAAATGGCTCAAAACTAACGGCTTTGAAGTGCTAGAAGAACAAGATTGGGCGGGTAAATTTATACCTGTTATCCGTGTTGTAGGTAACGAATACGAGGTTGATGGCCGTTTATACGTGTCAGGCTTAATCCGTAACGCAAAAGACGCACAACGTATGTACAACTACTGGGTTTCACAAGAAGCCGAGATGTTGGCATTGGCTCCAAAAGCGCCATTCATAGGTTACGGCGGTCAATTTGAGGGTTACGAGCAACAATGGAAGACAGCCAACACGACCAACTGGCCGTATTTGGAAGTTAACCCTGACGTTACAGACGGTAACGGTGCTACATTGCCATTACCGCAACGCGCTCAACCGCCTATGGCGTCTAGCGGTCTATTACAGGCTAAAGCCGGTGCATCTGACGATATTAAGTCCTCAACTGGCCAATACGACTCCAGTTTAGGCGCTACAAGTAACGAACGCTCAGGCCGCGCTATCTTAGCACGCGAAAAACAAGGCGACACAGGCACATACCATTACGTTGACAATTTAGCGCGTGCTATACGTCACTGTGGACGTCAATTAGTGGACATGATACCTAAAATTTACGATACAGAGCGTATTGCTCGTATTATTGGCGTAGATGGCGAAGTAAAACGGGCTAAAATTAACCCATCACAAGCCGAGCCAGTGAAGAAAATAGTGGACGAAACAGGCATTGTGATTGAAAAAATCTACAATCCTAGCGTTGGTAAGTACGATGTGTGCGTATCGACTGGCCCAAGCTACATGACTAAACGTCAAGAGTCACTTGATGCTATGAGCCAACTATTGCAAGGCAACCCACAACTATGGGCTGTGGCAGGCGATTTATTCGTTAAAAACATGGACTGGCCTGGCGCACAAGAGATGGCTAAACGCTTTGCTAAGACTATTGATCCTAAACTACTAAGCGATGCCGACGAAGACCCAGCATTGCAAGCAGCACAGCAACAACTTGAAGCTATGGGCCAAGAGCTAGACCAATTGCATGGTATGTTGCAAAACGTCAGCAAGTCTATGGAAGCACAAGACATGGCTATTAAAGAACAAGAGGCTAACATTAAAGCATACGACGCTGAGACTAAACGTATCAGCGCAGTGCAGGCAGGCATGACGCCGGAGCAAATCCAAGACATAGTAATGGGTACAGTTAGTGGTATGCTTGATAGCGGAGACCTTGTAGGCGCATTACCTAACAGAGAAATGCCTGACGAAATGATGGAACAGCCTGAAGGCATGATGCCTGAAGAACAAATGCAACCCGAACAACCAATGATGCCGCCTGAAGGAATACAACAATGAAAGCCTGTGACTTTGTAGGAATACTATTCTTAGCTAGGGATGTAGCGCACTCTGTACATCTAAATACTAGAAGCTACTCTAAGCATAAAGCACTACGTGGCTTTTATGACAATGTTATTGACCTGGCGGACAACTTTGCTGAAGCCTACCAAGGCCGCCACGGTTTGATGGGGCCAATAACGCTTCAGTCAGCTAAAAAAACTACAAATATTATTGACTTTTTACAGAATCAATTAGAAGAAATAGAAGCTGATCGCTACAAAATATGCGACGAAACAGATTCTCCCATACAGAACATAATTGACGAAATTATAGGCTTATACCTATCAACCTTGTATAAATTACGGTTCTTAGCATGACGATAGCTGTTGCCCACTCAACTACGGCTGATGACAGCTTTAGTGCGACCGGTGCAATAGCATGGAACGCTAATCATACGCTAACAGGCGTAGGAACAATGGCTGAACAAGATGCCAATAATGTCGCCATTACAGGCGGCACTATATCAGGCATAACAGGATTAGGTACAGTTACAAGCGTAACAGGAACAGCACCAGTAGCTGTAGCGACAGGTACTACAACGCCAGTCATTAGTATGGCTCAAGCTACAGGGTCGGTAAACGGATATTTAAGTTCAGTTGATTGGACTACATTTAATAATAAGACTAGCAACACTGGTACAGTTACAAGCGTAGGCGGTACAGGTACAGTAAATGGCCTGTCTTTGTCGGGAACGGTTACGACATCAGGTAACTTGACATTAGGTGGCACGTTAGATTTATCTAGCCCGCCTGCTATTGGCAATACAACGGCTAATACGGGTAAGTTTACTACTTTAGTAGCAACTTCGGGTATTTCAGGAGGTGCCTTTTAATGAATAGTTTTTTTGGCGGCTCGTTCTTTGCAGGTGGGTTTTTTCAGGGTACTATTATTGCAGCACAACAATTATGGGTCGAAATTCGATCCTTTACACAAAGTAGGAGAATTTAGATGGCAACAACTTTAAAAGCAATTACCTCGCGCTTAGGGTATCAGCAAATTACATCATTAAGCGCGGCGACAAATTTAACTGTGCCAACTAAAAACCTTAGCGGTTTAGCTGGTACTCCATCCATTGCACTAATTACACCTGAAGCACAAGCTGTACGCTGGCGTGATGACGGCGTAGCGCCAACTGCGTCTGTGGGTATGCCACTTGCGGTAGGTGTTACATTACAATATGATGGTGATTTAACTCAAATCCAATTTATTGAGCAAACTAGCGGTGCTAAAATAAATATTAGCTATTACGCATAGGGGTCTAAAATGAACATTACTAATGACGCAAGTAGCCTAGACGCAGGCAAATTCCTTGATTACATCAAGAAAAATTTAAGCTCAGACGTAGCTCAATTGGTTGCGGCTAAAGACGAATTGGCTAAACGCCAAGGCGCATTGTCTGCCGTTGAAGATGCAATTAAAACTAAGGCCGATGCGGACAAGTACGCAGCGACTAAGAAAGCGTCAGCAGACGAATTATTGGATAAAGCAGCAGGTAAAAATGCCGAAGCTGACATTAGACAAGTTAATATAGACGCACAGGCTAAAAAATTAGCCGAAACAGAGGCGTCAGCCTCTAAAGCATTAGACGCAAGAGAGAAAGAATTAGCCACATTGGCCACTCAATTAGCATCTAAAGAAGCCTCACTAGCCAAGCTAGACGAGACTTTAGCCAATGGCAAAGCACAATTAGCCGCTGACCGCGCTGCGTTAGACGCTCGTGTAAAAGCGTTCCAAGACAAAGTAGCAGCTTTAAACGTATAATAAAAAATGTACTGGTGCATTTCACCAGGGTTTCTAAGGAAACAAAATGAGTGAAAACCTAGAAGTAGAAGTTCAAGAAGAAGTTACGACAGCTCCTGAAACTGTAGCAAATGAAGTAGAAGTGTCGGAAGAAAAGCCAGCAGAAGCAAGCAAGACATTCTCGCAAGAGGAACTTGATGCTGCGATTGGCAAACGCTTGGCAAGAGAACAACGTAAATGGGAAAGAGAACGTGCTGCACAGGCTTCAACTCCTGCGACGCCTAGAGACCTTCCTGCGCCTGAGCAATTTGAAACAGTAGAAGCATACGCCGAAGCATTGGCAGTGCAGAAAGCTGAACAACTGCTTGAGCAAAGAGATCGTCAAAAGCAACAGCGTGAAATCATTGAGTCCTACCACGATAGAGAAGAAGAAGCACGAGCTAAGTATGATGACTTCGAGCAAGTTGCATATAACCCCAGCGTTCCGATTACTGACGTGATGGCCCAATCCATTCAGGCATCTGATGTTGGCCCCGAACTGGCTTATTACCTAGGGACTAATATTAAGGAAGCTGACCGGATTGCTCAGTTACCGCCAATCTTACAAGCTAAAGAAATTGGTCGACTTGAAGCAAAAATCGCTAACGAGCCGGTAATTAAGAAAACAACTAGCGCACCTGCGCCTATTTCGCCTGTCACGGCTAAAGGTAACGGTTCACCAGCGTACGACACGACTGACCCTAGGTCAATGAAGTCAATGTCAACGTCTGATTGGATTGCTGCCGAAAGAGCTAGACAAGCTAAGGCATGGGAAGCGAAAAGAAACCGCTAACTTTTAATAAGGAAATATCATGTCAAACTCAATCTTAACCATTGATATGATCACTCGTAAAGCCCTAGAAATCCTAGAGAATAACCTTGTGATCACACGTAACGTAAATCGTCAATACGACGATTCTTTTGCCGTTGAAGGCGCTAAAATTGGTTCTACATTGCGTATCCGTTTACCGGATCGTGCTTTAGTAACTGACGGCGCGGCTTTACAAGTGCAAGATGACAACGAACAATACACAACATTGTCTGTTGCTTCACAAAAACACATTGGCGTTAACTTTACATCTGCTGAATTAACAATGCAATTAGACGATTTTGCAGAACGTGTATTGAAACCACGTATCTCACAATTGGCTTCTAGCGTTGATGCAGACGTTGCTAATGCTTACAAATCAATCTACAACTCAGTAGGTACTCCAGGCACTACACCTGCTACTTCATTAGTATTGTTGCAAGCTCAACAAAAACTAAACGAAGGCGCTGCTGTTATGTCTCCACGTTACGCAACAGTTAACCCTGCTGCCAACGCGGGCCTAGTTGAAGGTATGAAAGGTTTGTTCAACCCAACTGACACTGTTTCACGTCAATTCCGTAACGGTATGATGGGCATGGGCGTATTAGGCTTCGAAGAAGTTAATATGTCTCAATCTATCAAACAACACACCACTGGTACACGTTCTACTAGCGATACTATCTTAGTAAATGGCACAATCACTACTGAAGGCCAATCTACTATCAGCATCGATGGCGGTACAGGTTCAGCTACAGTTACTGTAGGCGATGTGTTCACTGTTGCTAACGTGTACGCAGTTAACCCACAAACTCGTGAGTCAACTGGTTCATTACAACAATTCACTGTAACTGCTGCTAACACTGCTTCAGGTGGCGCTTGGACTAACATCGCTGTTTCACCAGCTATGTACACTCCAAACAATGCTTTGGCAACTATCAGTGCTTTCCCACAAGACGGCGCAGCTATCACCTTTGTTGGTGCAGCTTCTTCTCAATACGCTCAAAACTTGGTATACCACAAAGATGCAATCACTTTCGCGACTGCTGACTTGTTATTACCACAAGGTGTTGATATGGCTTCACGTCAAGTACACAACGGTATCTCTCTACGTGTTGTCCGTCAGTACGACATCAACAACGACCGCTTACCTTGCCGTATTGACGTTCTATATGGCTATGCAGCAGTTCGTCCACAAATGGCTGCCCGTATTTGGGGTTAGTCTAGGTAATCCCCGCTTCGGCGGGGGTTTCGCAATTAATTAAGAAAAGGAAATTATCATGGCTCTAGCAAATGGTGCAGGCGGTTATCAAGTTGGTGACGGTAACTTAAGCGAAGTAATTTTAGGTACTCAAACGGCTCCAGTAGCTAAAACAGCAGCGGCTACATTCACTGCGGCTGAATTAGCAACTGGTCTTATTACTTACACTGGTGCGGCAGTAAACTTAACAGTTCCACTAGGTACTGATTTAGATTCTGCTTTCACAAGCATGAAAGTAAATAGCTCTTTTGATTTTTCAATCATCAATATCGGCGGCACTAACGCTGGTACTGTAACTGCTAACACAGGCTGTACATTAGTAGGTGTTGCTGCTGTCGCTGCAAACTCTGCTTGTATTTGGCGCGTTCGCAAAACAGGCGATGCTACTTACGTGTTCTATCGTATAGCAGGTTAATGAAATACCTCCGCCCTTCGGGGCGGATTTTTAAAAGGATATAATCATGGCAAATACAAAAGCTACAGGCGTTGCGTATTTAGATCCAGGCTTTGATACTGTGCAATATAAGCTATATACAGTTGCTACCCTTCCTACCGCGTCTACAGCTATTGCTGGTACACGCGCGGTGGTTAGTGACTCTAATGCTGCTTACACTGCCGGTATCGGTGCTGCTGTTGCTACTGGCGGTTCTTATGTTGTTCCAGTATTCTGTAACGGTACTGCTTGGCTAATAGGCTAAAATATAGGGGGCCTAGGCTCCCTATTTAATTAACGGAAAAAACATGCCAACCATATATTTAAGACACCCCGTTCATGGTACTAAAATAGCTACTATGATTGAGGAAGCTGAAGCTGATGCACAAAACGGATGGATAGAGTATAATCCTGATACGCCAATTAAAACTGAAGCTAAGGCTGAAGTTAAAGTTGAAGCGGCTCCCGTCAATACGCTGGATGTCAAACGACGTAGAAAAGAATAAGGAGCCGTAATATGGCCACTACCGCAGGCGATCAAATTAATGGAGCGTTACGATTACTTGGCATTTTAGCCGAAGGCGAAACTCCATCTGCCGCAACCTCACAAGACGCTCTATCCGCGCTAAATCAAATGATTGATAGCTGGAATACTGAGCGTTTATCCGTATTCTCTACCCAAGACCAAATTGTGACTTGGATACCTAACACTAAAACACATACTTTAGGGCCGTCAGGCGACACTATAGGCAACCGTCCTATCTTAGTAGACGACGCGTCATACTTCCGTGACCCATCAAGCGGTATATCGTTTGGCATTAAACTAATTAATCAACAACAATACGATGGTATTGCTGTTAAGACCGTGACGTCTACTTATCCACAAGTCATGTGGGTAAACATGGACTACCCCAACATTACGATGACAGTGTACCCAGTACCAACCAAAGTGTTAGAGTTTCACATTGTATCTGTTCAAGAGTTAACTACGCCCGCGACATTGGCTACTAATCTTGCGTTCCCTCCAGGCTATTTACGTGCGTTTAAATACAATCTAGCTTGTGAGATTGCACCTGAGTTTGGCGTAGAGCCTTCTCCTACTGTGCAACGAATTGCTATGACAGCTAAACGTGACTTGAAACGTATTAATAATCCTGACGACATTATGTCCATGCCTTATAGCATTGTGGCTACGCGTCAACGCTTTAATATCTTTGCGGGTAACTATTAATGAAAACGCCTATCCTTGGACAATCTTATGTAGCTCGTTCAATTAACGCTGCGGACAACCGCATGGTTAACTTGTTCCCTGAGCAGACACCTGAGAACGGTCTTGAGATAGGCTACCTTAACCGTGCGCCAGGCTTAACTAAGCTAGTCACCATAGGCACAGGCCCTATTCGGGGTCTATGGGCGCATCAAACCAACGGCACCGATGCGTATTGCGTATCAGGTACTGGCTTTTACCGCATCAATACTGATTACACTTACGAGTACATCGGTGAAGTAGATGGCACAGGGCCAGTTACGTTTGCCGATAACGGCATACAAATCTTTATCGCCGCTAACCCTAACGGTTACATCTACAATGAAGTTACTGACGTATTCGCTAAGATTACAGACCCTGACTTTACTGGCGCAGGCACTGTTACTTATCTTGATGGGTATTTCGTGTATAACGAGCCTGACAGCCAAAAGATATGGATTACACAGCTACTAGATGGTACATCCGTTGATCCGCTAGATTTTGCTAGTGCTGAGGGTTCACCTGACGGCGTTGTAGCCGTTAACTCTATCCACCGTGAGCTATGGGTATTCGGTACGGACACGACAGAGGTTTGGTATGACTCCGGTGCTACCGATTTTCCGTTAATACCAATCCAAGGTGCGTTTAACGAGACAGGCTGTATCGCACCTTATTCTGTAGCAAAGCTAGATAACTCATTGTTTTGGTTAGGCAACGACCCACGGGGGTTCGGTGTTATTTACAGGTCTAACGGCTACGCATCCCAACGCGTGTCAACACATGCTATCGAATACGCTATCCAAGGCTACACCGACATATCCGACGCTGTGGCTTACACATACCAACAAGAAGGTCATGCGTTTTATGTTATATCGTTCCCTACTGGCAATGCCACATGGGTTTACGATGTCGCTACTGGCGCGTGGCATGAACGTGCTTACTTGACTAACGGTGAGTTTACACGTCACCGTTCAAATTGTCAGTGCAACTTCCAATCTACAACGCTTGTAGGCGACTACGCTAACGGCAACATCTACAAGTTTGACTTAGACGTGTATGCCGATGACGGCGATGAACAGAAATGGTTACGCTCATGGAGAGCGCTACCTAGCGGTCAAAACAACTTACGACGCACAGCGCAACACAGTCTGCAACTAGAGTCTGAGTCAGGCGTGGGTCTTGTTGTTGGGCAGGGCAACGACCCCCAGGCCATGCTACGTTGGTCTGACGATGGCGGTCATACTTGGTCTAATGAACATTGGAAGTCTATGGGGGCGATAGGTCAATATGGCTATCGTACTATTTGGCGGCGTCTAGGCATGACACAAAAGCTACGTGACCGCGTGTATGAGGTATCAGGGACTGACCCAGTTAAAATAGCAATTATGGGCGCTGAGTTACTCATCAGCGGAACTAATGCTTAATTACACCCGTATACCGGCACCCAGGGTTACGCTTGTCGATCCACAGACAGGCATTGTGTCGAACGAATGGTTTAGGTTTTTTAACAACCTGTTTACAATAGCGTATTCAGGCACTGGGTCTGTTACGGCAGGCACTTACGGCACCGCATCACAAGTGCCACAGATAACTGTAGACGAGTTTGGCGGCATAACAGGTATACAGAATGTAGCTATTGCAATTAACGCAAGTCAAGTTATTTCGGGTATACTTAACGGCATTGGGTATACAAACGGCGCAATTACTAGTAGCACGATTAATAGTACGACAATTGGCGCAACAACGCCAGCTTTAGGCACGTTTACGACAGCAACTGCATCTAAGTATGTAGGTATTTCAGGGGGTTCATTCTAATGGCTCAAACAGGTTTTACGCCAATACAGCTTTATTCTAGTTCAACCACAGGTAATACACCTGCGGCTGCTGACCTATTGAATAGCTCAGGCGGCTCTGAATTAGCCATTAATATCTTTGATGGCAAGCTGTTTTACAAGGACAGCAGTGGAAACGTACAAGTCATAGGCTGGAAAGTCGTTCCGGTATCAGCAGGCGGCACAGGCCAAACTAGCTACACCGATGGCCAACTGCTTATCGGTAACTCCACAGGTAACACACTAACCAAAGCCACGCTAACCGCTGGCTCAGGCGTAACCATTACTAATGGCGCTGGCGCTATCACTATTAATGCTACAGGCTCAGGCGGTACTGTTACGAGCGTAGGCGGTACAGGCACTGTTAACGGCTTAACCTTAACTGGCACCGTGACTACTACAGGCAACCTAACTCTAGGTGGTACACTAGATTTGTCATCGCCGCCTACAATAGGTAACACTACTGCTAATACTATTACCGGCACTACCATTACCGCAAGCACTAAGTTTGCAGGTACTAACTACGATGCTTCAAGTTCTGCTGGTGGCAGCTTAAGAACGGCTAGTGGCACGGCTTGTTTCCAATGGGCCGCAGGCGGGGGCGTTAATTGCACGGTAGACGGATCAATTAATATGAATGGCGCTAACGCCCATATTGATATGTCTCCGACAGGCACAGGCCATGTCAGCATTAACCCAACTGGTGTTGGCGATATTAACAACGTCATCATTGGCGCTACAACACCGTTAGCCATTACAGGCACTACGATTACAGCAACTACATTTAGCGGATCAGGCGCAAGTCTTACCTCGATTCCTAACAGCGCGTTAGTTAACAGCACTATCTCAGGCGTAGCGCTTGGCGGTAGTTTGTTTAACTTAACGGCTGGTACAGGCGTGTCGTTCAGCACTGGCACAACCTATAACGGCTCCGCTGCAATTACAATTAATGCCACAGGCACTGGCGGTACAGTCACAAGCGTTGCGGCCTTAACACTAGGCACGACAGGCACTGACCTAAGCTCAACCGTTGCTAACGGCACCACAACGCCTGTTATCACATTGAACGTGCCTACAGCGTCTGCCTCTAATCGCGGCGCGTTAAGTTCAACTGATTGGGCTACCTTTAATGGCAAACAAGCCGCATTGGTTAGCGGCACTAACATTAAAACTGTTAGCGGCGTAAGTCTACTTGGCTCAGGCGATGTAGGCACAATCGGTACAGCTTACGGTGGTACAGGGTTAACATCGTTTACATCAGGCGGTGTTCCTTATGCGACATCTACAAGTGCATTAACTACAAATACTAATCTTTATTTTAGCGGCTCTAAATTAGGTATTAATGATAGCGCAGTACCTGCGGCTATTAGCGTTAGGCAAGCAGGCGGAGAATTCTTTAGGGCTACTCATACAGCTAATACATCGTTACAAGCTAATATTAGTGTTGATGGGAACGGCGCCTATTACAATGGGTCTCCAGGCTTATTTTTGCAAACTGGCAACACAACTATGGTTACTGTTAGTTCAACGGGGAATGTAGGTATAGGTACAACATCACCTGGGGATCAATTACATTTAGTTAGAACTACTTACCCAACAGTTAGACTTGATAATTCAACTTTATCAACAAGCATATATTTACAAACACATGATGGTGATGGCGTACATAGATTAACAGGTACAGGCGCGTACCCTTTAGTTTTTGGTACTAATAACACAGAACGCGCGCGCATTGATTCAAGCGGAAATGTTTTGGTGGGGGTTACTAGTGGCACATACCATAAATTTGTAAAACCTGTCGGGACTGCTGGCGCACCTATAGTATCAATTGGCGATACAGGTACAGACTATCATTTTTTTAACCATTGCAGAGATATTAACTGGAACGCCGCAGCGACAGGATATAACTTAGGCAGAGTAGTTACTACAAATAGGTCTTTAAATGCTGGCGGTACAATTAACGCTTCAGGCGCAGACTATGCTGAATACATGACTAAAGCGGATAATTTTGTTTTAGCTAAAGGCGATGTGGTTGGTATTGACGTTAAGGGTAAATTAACCAATGTATTTGCAAATGCAGTTTCATTTGTAGTTAAATCCACAGATCCATCCTATGTTGGGGGTGATACATGGGGAAATGAAAAAGCTATTGGCAGCCGCCCTAAAGATGACGCAACTCAAGAAGAAAAAGACGCATTTGAAGAAACATTAGAAGCTGCACGTCAAACAGTAGACCGAATAGCATTTGCAGGTCAAGTGCCTATCAATGTATTAAACGCAATAGCAGGACAATATATTATTCCTGTAAATGACAACGGTGCAATTAAAGGCAAAGCAGTAACAAGCCCAACCTTTGAGCAGTATCAAACAGCGGTAGGCAAAGTCATTGCGATTGAAGCAGACGGTCGTGCAAGAATAATTGTAAAAGTTGTTTAAGGAACAAACCTAATAAAAGGATTTAAATTATGGCTACATTAATACCTAAATACTCAAGAGTTACTACATCTAATAGAACGATAGCTGAAAAGTTTGCGGAAAGAATTTCCGTTAAAGATTATGGTGCAAAAGGTGATGGGGTTACGGATGATGCGGCAGCCATTCAAGCAGGATATGATTATTTAATATCTATCGGCGGCGGCGAATTATTTTTTCCCGCTACAGCTGAAGGATACAAAATTAACACCGCAATTAATTGTACTAATGGTTTTTTTGCCGTAGATTTTGTAGGTGAAGGGAGTGCAAACATTCCTAATGCTGTACCTAATGACTCTGCATTAGGCTCTACTATTTGGTTAAACACAGGTACTGTAGGTATAGACATTACAGGAAGTCAGACTTTTGGTATTAGACATATTACTTTAGATACCAATCATACGACTAAAGTAACAAACCCAGCTCGCATTGGCGTCTTAGGCGCTCGAAGTACAGTATCGCAAAGTAATCAAAACCATCGTTTTACTAACATGGCTATATTTATGAAAACGGCTGCCAGTTCTACAAGCCCTTCTATTGCGCTGTTTTCAGATAATACTGAATTAGGCACGTATATTAATTGTTGGTTTGCAGCAGATGTAGCGGTAGTATTAACTGAAACTGTGCTATATAACGTAACGTCACCCTTTGTCACTATATCTGATACAGTGCAATCTGCTACGGACAACACTTTTATATCCTGTAAATTTTTATCAATTTCCGGTTTAGGCCCAGCGTTAAGAGTTCAAAGAACAGTTAACAATACCATTATTAGCTCATACTTTGGTAATGATGGAGATACTTCTACTTATCCAGCTGTGTTGTTAACTGGCGCACCACAAAAACTTTTAATTCAAGGGTTTCAATCCGAATCAAGAACTACGTTTTTTGAGGCGACAGGTAACTTAATTGAAAGCCAATTTTTTGGCACTCATGCGTCAACTAGCGCTATTACCCCTATAGGTAAATTTACAAGCGCAACAAATATTCACACTTGTAGATTTGATATATTTAATTCAGCAGTAGCTACAGGATACACGGCGTATTATGGCACAGCTACAAGTATGCTTAACAACTATTTTAACTTAGGCTATGGCGGTAATTATGATGTTACGTCTATATCTTTTGGCGGAAATTCATTTAATAAGTTAGGGGCAGGCGCTGTTTATACTGGGCTACCTGTTTCAGCTGACGCAACTATCAATGGAACATATCTGTCGTCTTTTAGAGCAAGGTTTTTTGAAAGCCCGTTTACGGCATCTTTAGCTACAAATAATAGCGCGTATGTTTTTGCTTTAGTGAATGTACCTAATTCAGAATTAAACGCTATCATTGAAATACCGTACACAGTAAATAGTTCTGCTAACCAAGCTGTTGTATCAGGCAAGTTAAGAGTTAACGTAGCAAGGTATGGAGGCTACACTTCAAAAGTATCAATAAGTGAAAGTTTAGCTCAAGTTACATTAACAACTACGGGTTCGGAAACTATTACGGTATCTTTTGCTGTAGGAGTTACAGTGGGGGCAGTTACGGCAGCCCAAACTGTAGAGCTTGTAGTGACTATTAACTCAAGTTTAGGTGCAGGGACTACAAGCTATATTCGTGGGGTTGCTCAAATAATGTCGGCCTATTTTACAAACAGTCTTATTCAAGATTACATCTATATATCTGCAGTTTAATATGGAAAAACTATTCTCATTATTTATGAAGCTGTCTAGCCCACGTATTCCAGTACGTGTCGATTTACAAGCGCACTTTGTTGTAGGCGCTATCCTGGCCTTTGTAGCATATTATGTTATAGGCTATTGGGCTTTACTGCTTGTAGCTATAGTAGCGGGCGCAAAAGAGTGGTATGATTACAAGCATCCTGGTCATACCGCAGATTTTTATGATTGGGTAGCCACGGTTTTAGGGGCTATTGTTACATTAGGAGTTATATATGGCACTTAACCTATCCCCTTTAGGCGGCGCAGGCTGGCAATTCTTCGATAATAACGGTGTGCCTTTAGCTGGCGGTCTTTTATATTCTTACGCCGCTGGCACGACTACCCCACTTGCAACTTACACTACTAGCTCAGGTTCAACAGCTAACTCAAATCCTATCGTATTAGATGCTGCTGGACGTCCAGCAGGCGAAATATGGCTAACTGCCGTTGCATATAAACTTGTGTTAAAAACATCTACTGATGTGCAACTATGGGTAATGGACAACATCACGGGGCTACCTTCAGCAGGTAGTCAAAATGACTTAGTAGCCACAGCAGGTCAGACTGCGTTTACTGTAGGCTTCCCCTATACTGTAGGCAATAATAGCTTAAGCGTGTTGGTAAATGGGTCTAAACAAATAGTTACCTTAAACTACGTCGAAACGTCAACAACCGTGGTTACGTTTGTAGATGGTTTGAATGTGGGCGACGTTGTGGAGTTTGTACAGTAACGTATGATACCGGATGATGTGTGGCAAGTTATCGTTGACCATTATAAGAAATATGATAATGTAACGTATGACGCAGAAGCAAAGAAGGCAGTAGAACACCAGGCTAAAGTTGTTAACTTTGATGGCGGAGTGTTTATAGTAGTAGAAAATGAATTTGATTTATTCGTATCTCAAGCTAGACAAGGCAAGTGGAATGTAAAGCATGAGATTACAAAAGTAATAGATTCAATAGCCAAGGATTACCCAACGGCTATAATACAGATACAAGAGGGTAACGCTAAATCTTTACGGTTAGCAAAACATTTTAAGTTTAATGAAGTTAGCCGTAATGATGGGCTTATTAGATTGGAGAAACAATTATGGGCGGTATAGTCGGTAGTATAGCAGGAAGTGTACTTGGTAACGTAGCTGGCGCTGTTATAGGCGGTAAAGCCTCTAAGAAAGCAGCGGGTATTCAGGCTGAGTCAGCAGATCGCGCAACGGAACTACAGCGTGAGATGTTTGAACGCAACGTCGAACTGCAAGCGCCGTTCCGTGAGGCTGGATTATCTGCACAAAATAGACTGCTAGACTACTTAGGTTTGTCTGAAGGCGCTGGCGGTAAGTACGCTAAAGACTTTAGCATGGCAGACTTCCAACAAGACCCAGGCTATGCGTTCCGTATGTCAGAAGGCATGAAAGCATTAGATCGTACAGCAGCGTCTAGGGGCGGTTTGCTGTCAGGTGCTGCATTACGCGGTGCTACACGGTTTGGTCAAGACATGGCGTCGCAAGAGTACACCAACGCGTTCAACCGTTACCAAACCAACCGTGCTAACCAATTAAATCCGCTACAAAGTCTAATGGGCGCAGGTCAGACTGCCGCAGGTCAGGTAGCAGGCGCAGGTACTAGCTTTGCTAATCAAGCCGGACAGAACTACATGAACGCCGCTAATGCACGGGCGTCAGGCTACGTTGGTAGCGCTAACGCATGGTCTAACGCCATAGGTAATGCTTACAATCAATACAATCAAAATCAAATGATGAACAGAATGTTTCCGCAAGACAGTACAGGTGATGGGCAATATAGTGCAGGCGGATCATACGATCCATTAGGGAGATATTAATCATGGCTTTAGACTATAGTATTCCATTAAGCATTAAGCCTGTACAAATAGAATCGCCGCTTAATCAAATGGCGAAGGTGTACGAAATGCAAAACGCTGTTCAATCCAATAAACTTAACCAACTTAAGATGGATGAGTACACACGCGGTGTCGCTGAAGCTGAACAGTTTAAAAATGCGCTTAGAAGTTTAGATAGAACTTCTCCTACATACGCGCAAGATGAAGAAGCAGCTTATGCTATAAAAGGCTTAGAAGGGCTAAAAGCACTTGAAGCGCAAAGAAAAGACAGAGCCGCAATAGGCGAAACAGAAGCTAAAACTAAGACAGCAGAATTTGAAAGAAAAAGTAAACAGCTAAACATTATGGGCCAATCGTTTGGATATGTAAGAACTAATCCAACGCCACAAGCGGCTACAATGGCGTTAAACTATTTAGTGTCTAATGGCGTAATTGACAAAGCGCAAGCTGATGAACAACTAGCTGTAATCGCGGCAGACCCTAGCCCGGCTAACATTAAAGCGTTAGCTGACCAAGGCTTCATGGCTGTGTTATCCGCTAAAGACCAACTACCTAAATTTGAAAGCCAACAAAACGTAATGGTTAACGGTGTACCTACTACACGCGTACTTCAACTGTCACCATTAGGTGACCGCGCAACTACAGTAGCTGGGTCAACAGGCGCAACATACAATAAACCAGCGGCAAGCACCGTAGTTAACGTAAATAATGCTCAAGAAAAAGAGTTTGAAAAACAATTAGGCAAAGGTCAAGCCGATAAAGTGTTGGCAAGTAAAGCCAGTGCAGAAGACGCGGCGCAAATACTAGCTACTAACATGGTCGGTAAAACCTTGTTAGATAAAGGCATGATTACGGGGGCTGGTGCGGACTTTTTTGTTCAGCTTAACAAAGGTCTTCTTCGCGCTGGTATGGATTTTGGCGGGGCTGATGCCGCGCAGAACTCTCAAGCATACGGTGCATTAATGGCCGCTAACACTGCTAAAATTATTAAACAGTTTGGTGCGGGTACTGGTTTGTCAGATGCCGATAGGGAATACGCATTGAAAGCCGCAGCGGGCGATATATCAATGGATGAGAAAGCTATACGTAAAATTCTTAACATTAATAATAAAGCCGCGCAAAACGCTATTAATAAACATAACAGAGACGTAAAAGATATTAAGACTAACATACCGTTAACTGTAGATGTATCTGATTACACTGCTGGCATCCCTGAAGGCCGAGCTGGTGCGGCTAGAAAAGGTGCTAAAACTTTAGATGAAATATTTAAATAATAGGGCAAATCATGGCTGATATTAACTTACCTAAAGTTAGCGTAACTGCAAAAAGAATTACGCCTGAAGAATATGCTGCCGAAAGTGGCACCGATACATTTCGGGATCAAATTAATACGGCGCGTCGTGCAGGGTATTCTGAAGAAGATATTTTTAATCACGTTAAAAATAAAAACCCTAAGATTGCAACTGCGCTAAACGAAGGGTATTCTCCGGATGAAATCTTAGCGCATATTGCGCCGCCTCCTACTAATATGGAGTCCATTGCGCGTGGCGCAGGTATTACATTGCGCGGTGCAGCGCCTAGTGTTATAGGTGCTACTGCTGGTGCAGCGTTAGGTGCCTTTGGAGGCCCAGCCGCGCCTATCACTGTGCCTGCTGGTGCTTTGATTGGTTCTGCGGCTGTGCCTATAAGTGATGCAGTCATAAGTGCTTACAATGCGCTTGCGGGTAAAAACGTACGACCTACGTCTGAAGTCATTAAGAATATGTTAGGTGGCCCTAGACCTGAAACTACTAGCGAACGTATGCTTGAGGTTGCAAGTGGCGCATTAACCCCAGCAGGCGTGGAATCAACTGCCGCAGGTTTAGTTAAAGCTGTGCCTGGTATGCTAGGCCGCACCGGTCAAGTTATGTCTCAAGCTCCACTGTCTCAAGTTATTACTGCGCCAACATCAGCAGCGGTAACACAAGGCGTAACTGAAACGTCAGGTAATCCATTGCTAGGTATTGCAGCAGGCGCAGCCACAGGTGCGCTTACTAACATTCGAACTAATGTGCGACAACAAGCGTCGTCAGCAGATGAACTTGCGATTCGTGCAAAATCTAATTACGATACATTAGATCAATCAGGTTTTCAATTAGACCCTAATGCGTTTAAGACCCATTTTGGGTCTGTAGGCCCTAAACTTCGCGCTAGTCAAGGCTATGTAGCAAACGCCTACCCTAAAGTAAAAGCCGTTATTGACGAGCTAATGTCCGACACGCCTAAAGAC